AAGTGCCAACAGTTATCACAAGTACAACAGACCTAACAGGCGGTGTTCCAAAGACTTCAATTGGTGCGATTGGTGATTATGCATTGGTTGCAACAAACACCAGCAATCCTGTTTACTATAAGAACCGCAGCAATGCTTGGGTACTAGTAGGCGGCGCAGCATGGCAGGTTGCACATGCAACAATTGCTGGCACAGTAGCAAGTACAGGCAACGATTTTACAATTGGTAACAGCGTTGACATTAACGGTTCGACCGTAACTGCAACTGCACAAACACTAGCAGGTCTAGTAAGTGACATTAACACCGCAGCAATCACAGGTGTTACTGCAGCGGCAGTTAACGATAAACTAGAACTTTATGCAACAAGTAGTGCAGCAAGCGAGCAGATTATTCTTGCTAACAATACTGGTACAATCCTTACAGATGCAGGCTTAACAGCAGGCACATATGCAAGACCAAAGATTGCACAAGATCCACATTACACTGTTCCAGCGTGGAAGTCAACAGACACAACACCTCGTCCAACAGGCAGTGTATGGGTTAAGACTACAAGCAGCAACAGTGGATTCCTAGCAGACGTTAGTACATATAGCAGTTCAACTGCAGCATTTGTTGGTGGCAGTGCTCCAGCATATGAAAATGATCAGACTGCACTAAAGAATCTTGATACAGCAGGCGGTAGTAATATTACAGCAGGCAGTTTTTATGTACAGTATGATGTAACTGAAAATGATACAGTAACTTATAAGTTGTTCAAGCGTTACAGTGCAGGTGCATTGAGTGTAACTGGTACAATTAATGCAGCAGCACCACTAACAGGCAGTGATACATTTACAATCAGTGCAAGTGCAGCAAATAGCACAGCATTGTCAAGTGCAGTAACAGTTACAGTAAGTGGTACAGGCATTGCAGACATTGCAAGTGACATTAACGGTGCAGGCGTTGCAAACGTAAGTGCTAGTGTTAACTCAGGTGGCTACTTGGTGATTACACACGCACTAGGCGGCGTAATTGTACTTAAAGACACAAGTGGTACTCCACTAGCAGATGCAGGCATTAGTACAGCAATTACAACTGGTCAAGTTCGTGCAGGCAATGACAGTGATCTTATTTTAAGTAACTGGATTGCAGACACATATACTGCAGCAACTAGTTCACCTAGCGCAAATCCAGCAGATAACACATACTGGTATGCAGGCGGTTTTGAAGCAGACATTATGGTCCATGATGGAACTATTTGGCAAGGCTATCAGAACATCACTGACACACGTGGCTTTGCACTAGCAGATACAGATCCAGCTGGTGTTATCTTTAGCACAACTGAACCTACTGTACAAAGTGACAACACTGTACTAGTTAACGGTGATTTGTGGATTGACACAAGTGATTTGGAAAACTATCCAGCACTTTACAGACGTCAAACAGTAAGTGGCGAAGCACGTTGGGTAGCAATTGATAAAACAGATACAACAACTGAAAATGGCATAATTTTCGGTGATGCACGTTTTATCGGTGACACAACAACAGACGTTGTAACTGGTACAATTCCAACAACTGCAAGTCTACTAACAAGTAACACAGTTGATATTGATGCGCCAAGTCCAACAATTTACCCACGTGGTATGCTACTGTTTAATACACGTCGCAGTACATACGGTGTAAAGCAGTTTAGAAGTGATTACTTCTCACGCACTAACTTTAGTGATACAAGTGCTTATCCAACACTTCCTACAGAAAAGGATACATGGGTAACAGTGAGTGGATCAAAGTTTGGACGCAAGGCAGTAAGACAGATTGTTGCAACAGCAATGAAATCTGCACTTGATGCAAGCACAGAGCTTCGTGAAGATGCAAGAATCTTTAACACTATTGCAGCACCGGGTTATCCAGAGCTAATCAGCAACATGGTAAGCCTAAACAACGACAGACGTCAAACAGCGTTTGTATTAGGTGACAGTCCAATGAGACTAGCAGCAACAAGTACTGCTATTGAGAACTGGGCAACAAACACAGCAGCAGCAAGTGACAACAGCGAAGATGGACTAGTAACTAGTGATGCTTACTTGAGTGTGTTCTATCCAAGTGCAACAACAAATGACCTAAGTGGAAACACAATTGTTGTTCCAGCAAGTCATATGATGCTACGCACAATTGCAAGAAGTGACGATATTAGTTTCCCATGGTTTGCACCAGCAGGTACACGTCGTGGACTAGTAGACAACGTTGCAAGCATTGGTTATGTTAACAGTGTAACAGGTGCATTTGTTAATGATAACATTCGTGAGAGTGTAAGAGATACACTGTATACAAACAGAGTTAATCCAATTGCATTCTTTAACGGGAGTGGTATTCTTAACTATGGTAACAAGACTCGTGCAGGCACAACAAGTGCGTTAGATCGCATTAACGTTGCTAGACTAGTTGGTTATCTAAGACGTCAACTACAAACAATTGCAGTAGGCTATGTATTTGAGCCAAACGATAAGATTACTAGAGATGAGCTAAAGCAGCAAATTGAACAGACACTTAACGACTTGGTTGCAAAGCGTGGCGTATATGATTACTTGGTAGTTTGTGATGATACAAACAACACACCAGGCAGAATTGATCGTAACGAACTGTACGTTGATGTTGCTATTGAACCCGTAAAGGCTGCGGAATTTATCTTTATTCCAATCAGACTTAAGAACACAGGTGAGATTGCAAGCGGAAACGTAGCTGCAGCAAGCACAGTTTAACGTATCGGAGAAATAAATGGGGGGTAAAAATACCCCTCATTTTTTATGACTGAAATTAGATAAATACTTTTATAATTAATTAGGAGCGAAACAAAATGTCAGTTTCATCATTAACAAAATTTACAGTACCTATTGACGGTGACCAGAGTGCAGCAAGCCAAGGCTTGCTTATGCCAAAACTTAAATATCGCTTCCGTGCATCATTTGAGAACTTTGGTATTAGTTCACCACGCACAGAGATGACAAAGCAGGTTATGAACATTACTCGTCCAGCAGTGACATTTGAAGAGTCAATGATCGAAGTATATAACAGTAAAGTTTATCTAGCAGGCAAGCACACTTGGGATCCTATCACAGTTAACTTACGCGACGATGTAAACGGCGCAGTTACTAAATTGTGCGGAGAGCAAATCCAGAAGCAGTTTGACTTTATGGAGCAAAGTAGTGCTAGTTCAGGTATTGACTATAAGTTTATTACACGCTTTGAACTTCTAGACGGTGGTAATGGCGCAAATGCACCAAGTGTACTTGAGACTTGGGAACTATACGGTTGTTTTGTGCAGAATATTAACTACAATGATTTAGATTACGCATCACAAGAGCCAGTACAGATTACAATGAGTATTAGATTTGATAATGCTGTACAAACACCACTTGGTGATGGCATCGGTGCAACAGTAGCGAGAACACTAGGTCAAACTATTACTGGCTAATAGGAGTTTATCCACATGGCTAGTGTAAATCCAAATCTATCACCCTTAACCACAGGCGAAACAGTGCGTGACTATAAACATGCGTCACGCACTTTTGTTGACAACAACTATGAGCTACAGCCAAGATTTAGTCATCTTTTTCATGTAGTTTTTGAGTTTACTGCAGAAGCAGCAACATTATTCAATACAGTAGAGCAACTAGAAATACCTATTCTAGTGAAAAGCGTTGACTTGCCTACATATACTGTTGATGTCCAAACACATAATCAGTATAACAGAAAAGTGCAAAGTCATCATAGTATGAACTACAATCCTATTGCTGTGCGTTTTCACGATGATGCAAAAGAACTTATTCGTAATATGTGGCACAAGTATTATATCTATTATAATGCAGATCCTACTTATAGTTTAGACAGTAATAGTTATACTGCGTATGACAAGTATAGTAATCGTGTGCAGCAACAGTGGGGCATGCAGCGCGGCAACAAACGTTTCTTTAAGAACATTAAAATCTACAGTATGCACAATCATAAGTTTGCTGAGTATACATTAATCAATCCTATTATTACTGCATTTAATCATGACAGTCACGCTTATGCAAATGGCGGACTTATGGAAAACACAATGCAACTTGCGTACGAAACTGTAAAATATGCAACAGGTTATGTTAATGATATTACACCACGCGGCTTTACTGATATACACTATGATGTAGAAACAAGTGATCTTTCGACTACAAACACAAGCACAGAAGCATTTATTAACGGACAAACTGTGAGCGTAGCTGGACAAGAAGAAAAAGATCTGTTTCAAGGAAATGTAATCGGTGTTATCAAAGACGCTGAGATAGTATACAATGAAACAAGACTTAACACAGGAAACATATTAACAGATACACTGTCAATTTTTGCAAATAATTTATTAACAGGCAAGAAACCAACAAGTAACATTTTAGTACCAGTGACTGGATTAGTTGAAAGTGTTGCCAATAAATATACTGGCAGTATTACAGATGGTATAGTTAAAAGTATATCCGGAGCAAATGCTGGAGTTGTATCTAGTCAAGGACAAAACATACAATCTAGTAATTTCAACACACCCACTGCAAGCACAAATAACATAGGATATGCAAAAGTAATTCCTAACACTAATGGAACAGTGAGCAATCCAAACAATATTAGCGATGCTTTAAAAACTTTTAGTAGTCTAGTAAACAGTAAAAAATAGGCGAAATACTATGTCACAAAACACAAATCTACCAATAGTAAATCCAGCAGACAATTTTGATCAACGTGTGCAGGATTATTTTACTAACTATTTTACTACACAAATCAGTATGACTGATATGGAATACGAAGCAGCAAAAAGTTTTTTTGTGGCTCGCACCAACAACGAAGATGCTGCAGCGGCATTAACTGCGGCAGTTATACAAGCAGCAAATGAACTTAACATTTACATAGTAGACATCATCAAAGAATTTGAACAAGCCAGCGATCTTAAAAGTGCAATCCCTACATTCTTAAATTTAAGTAGAAGAACAAGTAGTTTACTTGGATATGAAGCAGATATTACTCCAAATGAGAACATAGCACGCCAAGTGAGTGCATAATG